CCCTCAGCAGTAAACGCATCCTGTAGGTCTTGAGCAATGATGCCGAAGTGAATACGTGCCTCATCACCGTTTTCTGCTACTGAAGACTTCCAGCGGAACTTGCGAAGCAATCCTTTAGCCGCTACAGCAACACGTTGCTCTGCATCTGATAGCTCTTCAATGTCTTGCTTTTCGTTGCGGTCAGAAGTTTGAATAGTGCCGTTAGTGGCGTAAATGTCATCAAAACGTGCGCCAGAAAAACCTAAATCTATAGCATTATCTCGAGCCGCTCCAGAAGAATCACCCGGATTAATAGTAGAGTTACCAATCCAAACTGAAGTGTTTAAGTCGGTGCGTCCCATGAAGACGCCGCCAGCGTTTTTTACTCCGCCTGACAGGTAGAGGTCTTTGAAGCGGACGCCTGAGTTACCTAAATCAACAGCGGCATCTCTACTCGCACCTGTTGTACTATTCCAAGGGGTGATGTTATCTAAATCGCCTGCAATTAGAAGACCAACATCGCCGTTTCCTATGTGCAATCTTGAGTTAGAAGTGCCAATACTACCGACTGTGGAGCCGTCTTTGTAGAAAGCCGCAATAGTTCCGTCAGAGGTCTTACGGTTCAGCTGTAAGACGTCAGAGCCGTCTGTAGTAGCTCGAATAAGACCTGTGGCCTGTAGCTGAGAGCCAACTGTAGCCAGTGAAGAGGCTGTTTTAGATACGAAAAGGTTGCCGCTGGAGTCGATGCGCATGCGTTCTGTGTTGGCGGTGTCAAGAATTAGATTATTACCAGCACTTCCGATTCTTGGGCGAACGGTTGAGGCTGTATCGTTAAACTGAATGAAGCTATTTGCTTGTGCGCTATTAGTAAAACGAGCGACAGTATTGCCACCACCTCCTTCAGAAACTTCTAACGCACTGCTAGGAGAACTCGTACCGATACCTACGTTGCCTGTAGGCATTAGCGCAACATCACCAAAAGTCGTTTCTAAATAAAGTTTGTTAGCGCCGCCGTCCCAATATAATGAAGACCTATCAGTTCCGTTTTCTCTGAAATTCAATACGCTGTTTGCGTTACTGCCGCCTGTTGTATCAATGCGAAGTTCAGAGCCACTTGTGTTATTTACATGTAAGTCTGCACCGGGAGAACTCGTACCAATACCTACGTTGCCGCCTACAATTGTTAAATCATTTGACGATGACGAAGCGCCATTTGCTTTTTCTCTGCGTATCCGGAAGCGTGCATCAGTACCATCGTCATCAACAATAAAGCGATAGCGGGCGCTGTCGTTATCATCGGAAATACCAACAGCGCCATAAGTATGTAATGGGTATTGAGGAGAATCCGTACCGATACCTACGTTGCCGCTAGTATCTATAACAAGCCTGTCAGCATCGGCTGTTTCGTCTTTTATTCTAAACTTGTCGTCACTATTAATTCTTAGAGCATAAGCTTGCGCATCGTTTTGAAGCAAAGCTCTAGCTATACTGTTTGCGCTTGTTGCCCTGATATGTACGTCAGCTAGTGTAGTGCCTCGAACATCTAAGTCAGCATCAGGGCTAGTCGTACCCAGACCCAACCGCTCCGCAGAAGCATCCCAGAACATCTTCGCAGTCGTGCCAGTGTCTTCGTAAAAGCTGATGTCGCCTGATTGACCAAAGGCTAATCGTGTAACCCCTGTATTACCTGTCTGGAACTTGACTTTAGCTCCATCACTTTCATCTGATCGTATAGTAAGTCTTGTGGACGCTGAATTCTCTTTTAATTTTAAAACAGGGTCACCAGAAGAATCTGAAGGTCTAATAACAACTTCAGCATCACCACTGCCTGACTTGTAAACAGTCAAACCATCAGCCGTCACAGTACCCGTTACGTCGATGCCTGTGGAGGTGGTGATTAGCTTTGCTGCGTTGTCGTGATAAATGCGGACAGGGCCGTTTTCTATGGCGTACAAAAAGGCTTCGTTGTTGGCTCCTTTTAAAGAAAGCTGTGTGCCTTTTATCTGTAAATCACCTGTACCAGTGTCCGTAATGTAACTATTAGACCCATCATGAAAAATCTGTAGGTCAGAGCCAGTACCGAAGACAGCTTTGTCGTTATCACCGAAGGTAATATTTTCAGTTGTTGCAAAACCTGCAATGGTGTCGATGTAAGCAACACCGTCTACGTGCAGGTCATTCCACTCTGCGCCGACTGCGCCTAAGTTATAGGTGTCGTCAGCAGAAGGGAGAAGGTTAGATGCAATGTCTGCCGTAACGGTTACAGTGTCTGAAGCGGCGTTGCCTAGAACTGTATTGCCGTTGACAGTAAGCCCGTCAATAGTAACGGTGCCTGTGAATGTTGGGTTGTTTGCGTCTGACTTAGAGGCAATCGCTGTTGCGATGTTGTCAAATTCTGTTTCAAACTCTGAGCCACGGATGATCTTACCTGAGTCACCAGACGGCAAGGAATCCTTTGCTTCAAAGTCAGTGGTCTTTGTGTAGTTGGACATGGCTAAGTTTCCTCTTGCCTAGCTAAATCAAAAAAGAAGAAGGGGGCCATAAAGACCCCCAAGAGTTTCTTAGGCTGGGACAGCCAGAATGAAACCAGCTTCTGGACGGTATGCTTGGACACCGTAGAGGCAGTCAGCAGTGTACAGAGTTGAGAGGTACTCCTGCTTGTACTGAGTCTGTGAACGTACAGACATTTGCTCTGCAAGGACTACAGCGTCACGGTGGAACAACAGAGCAGCACGCTTGCCTGAAGCAATAGTTGCACAGTTGTTAGACACGTATACGTCTACACCGTAGAGGTTACCGATGAGGCCAGACTGAACGCCTTGACCAGATACGAAGTCAGAAGACACGTAACGGTCGATACCCATGATTGAGTTACGAGCAGAAGGAGGAATAACAAGGCAACGATCTTCCATAGGTACGTTGTTGTCATCAAGCTTCTGGATCATGTCACGGAAGAATCCGTCGCTGAACTCAGTGTTAGCTGGGAGTGCTTGTCCAGTAAACGCAGTAGTAGTGCCGTTGTTGTTGAAGAAAGCAGCACTGTTCTGGTAGCTAGTAGCAGTTGGAGACAGAGTCATTGTTCCGTCACCGAAGCCAGTAGCAACAGCGTGAAGGTCAGTGTCGATCTTAGTAGCAAGAGCGTAACCAGCATCTTCAGTGTAGAACTGACGGAGGCTGTTAAGTGCTTGTACTTCAACAATGTCTTCGATCAGACGTGAGTATTCAAAGTGACGGTTAACGTCTACTTGGATTTCGCTCTCTGTGTTAGCAATAATGTTAACAGCAGCGTTCTCAGCCTTGACGCTTGCGTCTGCACGAGTAGGCTTAGGGATGTGGAGCTTGTCGCCCTTCTTGCCTGTCATGCCAAGCTTCTTTACAAGAGGAACCATCTTGAGGTTCTTCTGGTAAGCAGCAATGATCTCATCACTCCAGATTTCTGGGATGAAAGTTCCTGCTTCAGTTTTGCCGGTAATTCCGGTGGCGCCGGGATATGGTACAGTAGCCATGATAATCTCCTAGATTATTTTACACGACCCTCTGCGTATGCTGTCAGTATCTCTTCTGACAAGGATTGGTAACGCTCGGGGTCAGTTCTCATTAGTTTAATAATGTCGGCCCTGCGATATACTTTCTTACGTGTCCCTTCAGCACTGCCTCGTGCATTACCTGTATTAGCTGCCTTGAGTTGTTGCTTACGCTCTTGTTTTTCAACATTAGCAGTTTGCTGTACAACTTGCTTCCGTTCTTTCCAGAGTGAGAAGAGTTCATCAGCAGAGTCAGCATCATACTCTTGGTCAGCTGCTACAAACAATTGAGTCCTAATCTTGGAAGCTTTAATCCAATCAGCAAACTTAGGATCGCCTAGAATGTCTTGCATGTCTGGATGCTTATTATTAAGCTCCGCAAGAGCAGACTGCTTCTTATAGTTTGAACTGTATTCTTCAGCTTCACGTATCTTAGGATGATTCTCAATTGCACGGTTGACAGCCGCTTGAGGATCTGTAAAATAGTCTATATCGTCTTCAGGCTCAACATGTTGTGGTTGAGGTGCTGATTGTGTTTGACTACTAATGTAATCATCCACGACTTTACGAAGTTCACCTACTTCAGAAGACTGACGACC